GGCGATCTGCACGTTAACGGCGATGTCTACGACAGGCACGGCAGCCTTGATCGGCTGCGCGGCAACTACGACGCGCACACCCATGGCGGTGTCAATCCGGGCGGCGGCAGCACGGCGACCACCAGCAACCCCGATCCGGAGTAGCGCATGCCCGACCTGTCGCATCTTTACGGCAACGACCTTGTGGTCGCGTCGGGCGGAGATCTGGCGACCGTGGACACGACGCAGCTCGGCCAGCAGCGGGTGTTGCGGCGGCTGCTGACCAACCCGGGAGACTATCTCTGGAATCCGAGCTACGGCGCGGGGTTGGCGCAGTTCGTCGGGCAACCGGTGAACGCGGCCCGCATTTCCTCGGTGATCCGCAGCCAGATCTTTCAGGAAAGCGCGGTGGCGCAGTCGCCGGCGCCGACGATCGGCGTGGCGGCGGATGCCTCCGGCAACGTCACCGTGCAGATCCTCTATGCCGACAGCACGACCGGCGAGACGCAGGTGCTGAGCTTCACCGTCGGAGCAGTCTGAGCCATGCAACTGCAACTTCGTACGTTCGACACGATCGTCTCCTCGGCCGCCGCGGCGGTGCAGGCGGCGGCCGCGACGGTACTGGACCTGACCGTCGGCAGCGTGCTGCGCGCGGTGCTGGAGGCGAATGCGGGCCTCGGCCTGTGGATGCAGTGGCTGATCCTGCAGGTGCTGCAGACCACGCGCGCGGCGACCAGTGCCGGCAGCGACCTCAATACCTGGATGGCCGATTTCGGGCTGACACGGCTGGCGGCCGTCGCGGCCAGTGGGAGCGTGACGTTTTCCCGGTTTTCGCCGGTGACGACGGCGCTGGTGCCGGCCGGCACGCTGGTGGTGACGGCCGACGGGTCGCAGAGCTTCGCGGTTGCAACGGACACCACCAATGCGGCCTGGAGCGCGGCGCAGAACGGCTACACGCTGGCTGCCGGCACGGCCTCGGTGACGGTGCTGGTGATGGCGGCGGTCTCGGGAAGCGCCGGCAACGTGCAGGCCGGTGCGGTCAGCCTGATCCAGGCGGCGATCCCCGGCGTCGACACGGTGGCCAACGCGGCGGCGACCGCCGGCGGCATCGATGCGGAGACCGACCCGGCATTGCGCGCCCGTTTCGCCGCCTACCTGGTCAGCCTGTTCAAGGCGACCACTGTCGCGGTGGGCTACGCGGTATCGACGGTGCAGCAAGGGCTGCAATACACCATCCAGGAGAACGTCACGCAGAGCGGCACGGTGCAGCCGGGCTGCTTCGTGGTGACGGTGGATAACGGCACCGGCGCGCCGCCGGGTTCGCTGCTGACGGCGGTGGCCAACGCCATCGAGACGGTGCGCCCAGTGGGCTCGATCTGGACGGTCGTGGGGCCGACCGTGACTACCGCGAACGTCAGCATGACGATCGCGACGGCGCCGACGGCGACCCATGCGATCGTGACGGCGCAGGTGGCCTCTGCCATCACCTCGTTCATCGACGGGCTGACGGTCGGGACGCCGTTGCCCTGGTCCCGGCTCGCGCAGGTGGCGTACGACACGTCGCCGTCCGTGACCAACGTGTTCGCGGTGCTGCTCAACGGCGCCAGTTCGGACATCGTGCCGGCGCAGAGCGGCGTGGTGAAGGCCGGCAGCGTGACGGTGAGCTGACATGATCGGCGACGCCAATGACATGATGGCGCGACTTGTCGCGCTGCTGCCGCTTCGCTGGTTCCCGGACACCAGGCCGGTGCTTTCGGCAGTGCTGTCGGGGCTCTCGGACGGATGGGCGTGGCTCTACAACATGCTCGGCTATGTCCGCCTGCAGACGCGGATCGCCACCGCGACCGACAGCTTCCTCGACCTGATCTCGCAGGACTTCTTCAACGGCGCATTGCCGCGGCGGTTCGGCGAGACCGACAGCGCGTTCCGCTCCCGCATCCAGCACGAATTGCTGCGCCCCCGCGCCACCCGGCCGGCGCTGGTGGCCGAACTGACGAATTTGACCGGCCGTACGCCGACGGTCTTCGAGCCGGCGCGGCCGGCCGATACCGGCGCGTGGACCCAGATGCTCGGCTACAACACGGCCGGCGGCTGGGGCAGCCTGATGCTGCCGTTCCAACTGTTCGTCACCGCGTTCCGTCCGCTTGGCACGGGCGTGCCGAATGTCGGCGGCTGGGGGCATCTCCCGGCAGGCGCCGCGGCTGGCGGCTGGAACACCGGGGCGATGGAATACGCAAGCCTGGCGATGGTGCAGAGCCAGGTGACGGACGCCGACATCAACAGCGCCATTGCTACCACCGTGCCGGTTGCGGTGACGGCCTGGACGCGGATTTCCAACTAGGACGCTGCCCTTTCCGCCTGCCGCACCGCGCGGACAAGGGATGCGCCTGCACGGCCCAACCGCATGAGGATCCGATGGACCGCATTATCGTCTATCCGGGCGCGATCCCGCTCGACACCGACATGCTCAACACCAACCGCAACGTGATGGTCGCGTTGCATGCGCTGATCTCGGCCACGCTCGGCACCAACACCGCGGTGGACGGGCTGGCCGTGTACGCGACGGTGCCGGCTTCGATGCAAATCACCGTCGGGCCGGGCAGCATCACGCAGTACGGCGTGCTGGACGCGAACGCTTATGGCTCGCTGCCGGCGGATCTGAGCGATGCGCTGGTGAAGATGGGCGTGATGGTCACGCCGCAGACCTTCACGCTTACCGCACCGACGACCGCGGGGACCTCCATCGCGTATCTTGTGGAGGCGACCTTCAGCGAGGCGGACCAGGACCCGGTGGTACTGCCCTACTACAACGCCGCCAACCCGACGATGCCGTATCTCGGGCCGGGCAACAGCGGGGCGTCGCAGGCGACGGTGCGCCAGCAGCAGGTGATCGTGCAGGTCAAGCCGGGCACCCCGGCGGCGACCGGCACGCAGGTGACGCCGGGCATCGACCCGGGCTGGACGGCGCTGGCCGCCATCCTGGTCACCGCCGGGGCGACGCAGGTGCCGCAGGGCAACATCTACACCGCTCAGACCACGCGCTACACGCCGTGGAAACTGCCCGATCTGACGCCGGGTTTTGCCTTTTCGCAGGCTCTGACGACCAGCGGAACCTTCTCGGTGCCGGACACGGTGACACGGCTGCGTGTCACCGTGATCGGTGCGGGCGGCGGCGGTGGCAGTTGCGCCGTTGGCAGCGGCCTTGGCGGTGGCGGTGGCGGGGCGGGCGGACGTGGCGAGGTCTGGCTGACCGGCATGGTCCCCGGCAGCGTGATTGCCGTCACCGTGGGCGCGCCAGGCGTCGCGGTGCCGGCCGGCACCGGCACATCCGGCGGCACCAGCAGTTTCGGCACCTATTGCTCGGCAACCGGCGGCGTCGGCGGCACCGGCGCGACGTCTTCGGTCTCCGGCACCGGCGGCCTGGGCGGCACGGCGAGCGGCGCCAGTATCGCGTATCCGGGCTCGATGGGATCGGACGCGGTGCCGGGCGTGGCCCGCGGCGGCGACGGTGGTGGCCCGGGCGCCGGGAAAGGCAGCAGCAGCGGCGCCAACGGCGTCAACGCGCTGGGCTGGGGCGGCGGCGGCGGCGGGGCGAGCGGCTCCGGCTTCAATGCCGGCAGCGGCGGCGGCGGCCTGGTGATCGTGGAGTGGTGAGCAAGATGAAAATCTACGCGCGTGTCGAGGCCGGCGCCGTGGCCGAGTTGCTGCGCACCGAGGCCAATCCGGCAGACCTGTTCCACCGGTCGCTGCGGTGGGTGGAGGTGACCAACCCGCTGGTCGCGGTGGGCTGGATCGAGGGGCCGGCCGGGTTCACGCCGCCACCGGTGCCCGAGGCCGGGGCCGCCCCGTTGCCGACCCTCGCTGACCTGCACGCACGGATCACCGAACTGGCGGCGCAGGTGGCGGCGCTCACGCCGCACTGACCGGTTGCGTCGGCGCCGCCTGTCACCATTCACCGGAGCCCCCGATGCCCCAAGGAGTGCCACCGCTCTGGCAGCCGTCCAGCGCGCGTTCCGTCGCGCTGGACGGGCTGCTGCCCCTGCCGCGCGGGGTGATGCCGGCCGACCTGCCGCCGCTGGTATGGCCGATCAAGGACCCCGGCGACATCCTGGACTACTCGCTCGACCTCTCGGCGGCGCTCGCGGGCGATCCGACCGACCAGGTGGCGACGGTCGCGGTGACGCCCCAGCCGAACGGCAATGCCGGCGACCTGCAGGTCGGCCGCATCGTCGGCAGCGGGACGAGCGCGGTGATCTGGTTCTCCGCCGGCGTGGCCGGTACGACCTACGCCGTGCAACTGACCGTGGGCACGCTGAAGGGCCGGGTGATCGGCCGGACCGTGCTGCTGCCAGTGCAACAACTCGCCGGGGTTGCTCCCCCCGTCAACCCGCTGACCACCGACGCGGGCAGCATCGTCACCGACCAGAACGGCAATCCGATCCTCGTCAGTTCCTGAGGCCCGGCCCGCGCTGCCTGCCCCGATTTGACGGCCCAGAAGCCGCCCCGGCGCCGCTGCCCCGCGCGCCATTCACCCATCCGACGCTTGGGAGTTTCCTGAATGCCCACCGTGCAACAGCTTCCGCCGGCCTCAACGGTCAATCCGACCGACGAGCTGATGCTCGACCAGTCCGGCACGAGTGTCTCGGCGACCGTCGAGCAATTGTTCGCGGCCGGTGCGCCGGCCTTGACGCTGACGGGCGACGTGACCGGTGCGGGCACTGGCACCATCGTGACCACGATCGCGCCGGTGACCACGCCGGGCACCTTCACCAAGGTCACGGTAAACGCCAAGGGGCAGGTCACGGGCGGCGGGGTGGTGGGGGCGGCCGACGTGGTGGGGGCGCTTGGCTTCAGCCCGTACAACAGCGCCAACCCGGCGGGCTACGTTGCGGCGAGCGCCCTGGCGACGGTTGCGACCTCCGGCGACTATGCCAACCTGACGGGTGCGCCAACGCTCGGCAGCATGGCGTCGCAGAGCGCGAACGCCGTTGCCGTCACCGGCGGTTCCATCAGCGGCGTGGATCTGTCCGGCGACCCGGTGACCGCCACCGGCAGCACCACCGCCCGCACGCTGGGCGCCCGCGGCAGCGACTGGGTCAACGTGCTCGACTACGGCGCAGACCCGACCGGCGTGGCCGATTGCGCGCCTGCATTTCTGGCGGCGATGAGCGCTGTGCCGAGCGGCGCCTGGGGGAAGGTGGTGGTGCCCAAGGGCACCTACCGTCTGGGCAGCTTCGTCAATGAGCCGACCGGCCGGCTGATCGCGATGGTGTTCGAGGACGGCGCGAACATCAGCGGCAGTGGCCTCGGCGTGGAGCGGGTGGAAAGCACCCAGGGCGCCTACAGTTTCTGGCAGGGCGGTGGCGGCTGGTTCGGCTTTGCGCCGACCGTCGGCGCGACCACCAACATGG